TTCGTCCACGTCGAGGTTGAGGATGGCCGCTAGAAACGCCTTGCGCCGCTCATCGTCGCCAAACGCGAAATCCTTTGTGATATACCAAAGGAAATCGGGAATGGACGCAATCGGGCACTCGCCGCCGCAAACGAACGGGTTGCCCATTGCGCGCAGCCATTCGAGTCGGCGAGGCGTCAGCGGCTCAACTTGCACGCCCGCGATTAGCTCAGGAAGCCCAAGCATCGCAACGGCGCGGTCTTTCCGCTCGCTGTCTAGCGCGTCCGCATGGTCATCAAGTGTGGCGTCCGACACATGCCTTAGCTGTTGGAGGTCGAGACGTTGCCAGCGCCGCCGTTGGCCTGTTTCGCTTCGATAGACGCCGTGCGGATTTTGGTCTCCGTGGTTTTCGCGACGGTAGCTTTCAAGACGACAAACGTGATTGCGCCCGCCTCGTTTTCGACGGTGCGCGTGAAGGTCGTTCCGAACGTCGGCGGAAGCGTGCTGCTGCTGGCAAGCTGCCACTCGGCTTTGTAGTCATACAGGTCTTTCTGGTAGATGGACTGATTCGGGTTGCCGTATTGGTCTTTATTGTGATCCTCCGTGTTGTTCTGAGTGATTTCCTCAGTGTTCACATTGTAGGTGACAGACTCGGAAGTCGTGACGGGCGCGACGCCGTAGCCGGGTGCGAGGACAAGAACGCGATTAGGTGATGGCATAATGGTGGGTTAGTTGAGTGTGGTTAGTGCTGCGGGATTTATGACGAGAATGAAAGTGATGGCGAGCGTCGTGTTGTCGAGGTTTTCCGTGTCCTGCTCCGAGTTGTCTGATTCGGCAGGTTTGACCTGAGTGACGAGGCACGGAAGCGCCGCGCTGTTGCCCGCAAGCTGGTCGTTCTGGTATTGCAACAGATAGAACTCATTGAGGCGTTGCGCGACTTTGCCGACTAGCGTGTTGTGCGAGCCGCTGGTCGCCTCGGTCGTCCTGTTCGTGGTCACGACAAACTCCGCTCGGCATTCGTAGGCGGAATGCACGAAGTATGGCTCAACTCCAATCGTGAGCTTCTGTTCTTGGAACTGTGCGCCCACCATAACAGAGCACGAAATGCGCGGGCTTTCGCTCGTGTCGCTTTGCCGGGATCCGTAGATGTTCGGGCAAACAGATTCCATCGCGCCGATGAGCACGGCTTCTGCGTTTTCCTCTAGTTGGAGTATTTCGGAAAGTTCCATGTGATTAGCTCCTCGCGATTGCAGCGACAACGCGCTTCATCTTGCGCTCGCAGGCGCGGTTGAAAACTGGGAACTGCGCCGCCATGATGGGCGTCAGGATGCCTTGCCCGGTGAAGGGCTTGTATTTGCGCTCTGGCGCGTCCAAGAACGGAACGCTGATGCTCGCCGTGAGCTTCGTTTGCCCGCCGTGCCATTGCCCGCGCCCTTGCGGAATGTCAGGCTCATCGTGGTTGCGCGTGGTTGCCGAGAGGACTGCCGCCGACGCGGTGACATTCACGCCGAGCGAATATCCGACCTGAACCCATTGAAGCTGGAACAGGAAACGCGCGGGCGCGCGGTCTGCCAAGAATTGCGCCTTTGTGACGCCCTGCCCGCCTCCCCTTGCCTTCCACTTAGCGTATTGGCTGTTGGGCTTGCCGACTTGATTCTCGCGGATTGTAGCGAGGTCGCGCACGGGAGTCGCGGCCTTGGCTTTGTTGAGCGAAGGACGGAGGAAGTAATTGCTGATTTCCGGCTTGAATATGCGCGCGGGGATAGCCGCAAGCTCGCGCTGCTTGCGACGAATCCCGCTCATGTCCATTTTGAAGCCGGAGTTTCTCATTGCTTGAGGTTGCAAATTAGCCGCACGATTGAGTCGTCTTTGTCCGGCTGGAAGTTTGCGACTTGGAATGCCAGCGTTGTCCGCCCCTCGCCAAAGGCGGAGGCGTAGGGCGTGGCGAATTCGATTGTGTCCCTGAGTTTGATTCCCGCCGTCGCGCGGTCGCTTTCGAGTATCTGAAATGAGAACGTCACCTTGGCGTCGTAGGTGTTGGGGTTGATCGTCTTGAACAAATCCAGCGGCGGCGCGATGCACGCAATGGTCGCGCCGTTGAACGTGATGGAATCGGGGAAGATTGCCAGCAACGCCGTGTTCAGCGCGGCCATTGAAGCGGCCCAACTCATGCGTTAGGGCTTCGCTACTGCGTCGCCGGTGATGCTCAGTCGCATCGTGGTCGCTGTGAGAGCCTGCCCAATCGGGACAAGCCATTCACCGCTCGCCACGTCTGCCGGAGTCTCAGTGATTGACCCCGCCGTGGGCGAAAGGTAAATCACATTTGCAACCGTCATCGTGCATCCCGGCGTGAGCGAACTATCGCCGCTCACGAAGAAAAACGGTTGCCCCGGCCCTGCGCCGCCGAGCGCCATTCCAGCAGGAACTTTGACGGCGCTGACGTTCGCGTCGGCGAGCTTGTAGGTGTTAGTCGCCGAGTCGAGTGATACCATGTTACCGGCAACAATGGTGACGCCGGAAGCGGCGATGCCGGTGCCAATGACGCCGTTGACGGAGCGAAGAACGGAAGCGGGAGTTTGTGAGAGTGCGGCCATTTTAGTAAGTAGGAAAAGGAAAGACGCCGCGCCGCAATGAAACAGCGCGGCGTCTTAGGTGGATTGTGTGTGGGTTAGAAGCGGAGCGTGTAGGTGATGGACGTTGCCGTGAGCGTGTCCGTAGCGCCGCACGTCTGGGAAAACGCGATATAGCGGCGGGTGTTAGGAGGCAGGCGGAAGCGGCAGAGAACCGCAACGCTGCCGGTGCTGACAACGCCGAGAACCTTCACCTGCGTCATCGGGACAACCTCAGCAAAGCTGGAATTGTCCGCGCTGTCGTGGAGCGTGATTGTCGTGTTGTTCGCGGTGACGTGGAGCGCCATTGCTGGCACACTGATTTCGACTTCCAGTTCCTCCGGCTTGAACCCGACATTGCCGAGGTCAAAGGAGTCAGAGACATTGGTTGCCGATGCTGCGGGAAGCGCCTTAGACGTGGTAAAAACCGCGTCTTGAATATTACGTCCGAATTCGTTAGCCATGATGGTGTGTTAGTTAGTGGTTTAGGTTAAGCGATTGCTTCGGTGCTCAGGATGGAGTCCGTGCAGATAATCGGGATGCCGTCATAGCTGTCGGGAATCGGCGCGAGCAGTTCCTGATTCGGGCGGGTCGTGCCCTGTCCGAACAGAGTAACCGTGCGCGACGCCTGCAACTGCTGGCGCGAGCGGCGATTCATGAAGAAGTGCGTCGGCTTCACGCCAATCGGGAACTTCTGGATGAGCTGCGAAAGCAGCGAGTCGGTGAGCGTCTTTCCGGTCTGCGCGGTCAGATTCTTAATCTGGCCGACTGCATACTTGGAGTAAAACGCTGCGCCCACCCAGCCTTCCAGCGAGTTTTTCCACGCGGTCAGTTCCTTGGAGCTGCGCGTGATGGTCTGCTTGCGCCATTCGCCGACTTCGAGCACGGTGTTCTTGCCGAAGATAAGCTCGAAGAACTTAGGCATCGCGCAGATAGCCCACACGGAGCTTCCGGTGTCAGCCGTGTTGCCTGTGGCGTCGAGCACAAGGTCGGAATCCACGACTTCCTTCGCGCCGGGAAATCCCTTGGCGTCGCCGTTCGTGCCGCGTCCATACCAGACTTGCGGCCCGATGTCGAGCATGTAACCGCGCGCCGCGCCGTCCGCTTCCATAGCAAGGGCGTGCTCGGGGCCATTCTCGTCGGCGCTGGCGATAGCCGCGTCCATTTCGAGTTGCAGGTCGTAGTAGAACGTCTCATGCGTCCTGTTGAGGTAGGTGCTTTTGACCGGCTCAACGCCTTCGTTTGCGGAGCGGAAAGCGCCGGAAGGGTAGGCGGTGCGGACAAGCGACTTGAACGAAGTGCCAGAAACTTGACGAGCGGGAAGAATTGCGGCTTCCGGTGCGGCGTTCAGGTTTTCCTCGATAAGTCCAACGGTCTGATCGGAGCCGTTGACCTTCGCGAGGTCGAGCATGGTGAGGTAGGAATATGCCATTTTTGTGGGTGGTTAGTTTTTCTGTTTTTCGAGTTGTGCGGTGATTGCTGCTTTGACTTTCTGCATACCGAAAAGCGCGGTTTCGGCCTTGGATTTTTCAGCGGGAATTTTGACGCTTCCGAGTTCCGCGATGATTTGCGCCTTGGCTTCGATGAGCAAATCAGCCTTGGATTTCTCCTGCGCCTTCGTGAAGTCGGCAAGCTGCGCGGTAAGGCGAGCCTCAAACTTCTTTTCCAGCGCGGCCATAGCTGCGACGGCTCCGGCGTCATCGTTCGTGGTTTCCACGACTTCCGTGACTTCGGTTTCATCTTCGGGCTTGTCAGCCTTTTCGATGGATTTGAGCATCGCCTTGACTGCGGCGAGCGTGTGCGGGTCGGCCTGACAAGCTGTGCTCAATTTCGAGAGCAGGTCGTCAACATTAGGTGTGGTGGTTTCGTCCATAGGTGAGGTTGTTAAATCGGCTGCGAGAAGTGCAGTGACGCCCGCGCCTTTTTCCACAAGGTCAGCGGCTTGGAAATCCTGCGGGATGCAAAGCGGGTCATCAGGAAGAAACGAATAAACCGCCGAGAGCATGAAGTTCTCAGGGTCATTCTCCGCGTGCCAGAGCGCCGTCTCGCGAGTTGCGCCGGGAGCAAGATGCAAATCAGCGCGGAGGTTTTTGGAATCGTCGCGATAAAATCCCTTTAGCGCGCCAGCCTTCGTCACAAGCCCATCCTGTTCCTTGGACGTGTGGGAATGCGTCATGTGAACCGGGATGCTGCGATTGCCCGCGTGGTTCATCAAAGCGGCAAGGTGGGCATCGTCGAGCGTTACGGCCCTATGCGTTTTCGTGCCGTCGTCCCTGCGGGCGGAAAACTGCGCCAGCTTGCCAAGCTCCATGACATATACGCCTCGGATGATTCCAGCGGCACGGTCATCCGCCGTGATTTCCGGTTTACGAAAAGTTGCTTGAAAGGTTGCGAGCACGGCGCATGTCTAGCGCGGCCATGCTATCACGTAAAGCGGCGACGCTTAACGCGTTATCTTTTCGCGGGGAGTGCCGAGAGAAACGCCACCGCGCGCTGCACTAGGCTTGCGCTTTGCCTGCGCCCGTTTTCCACGTAGGAGAGATGCACCGGATGAACGCCTAGCTCCCCGGCCAGCTCCTTTGCGCGCACGTCTCGCGATGCACGAAGCCTTGCAATCTGCGTGTGAGGGATAGGCTTCATTTCGCTTTCTCTGCAACGTATTCCGTGCGCTTCCGCGCCGCTTCATGCTGCGGCGAATCTTGCCCGTGCTCATCGGCGGCAATGTCCTCCCCGCGCAGCGCGTGCTGGATGGTTTTGGTGTGCATCTTCGTCTCCGCAATCTTCGCGCCGAGTTCGCTCACGGTCTTTTTCAAGTCGTCATTTGCCGTGCCTGTTCCGGCTTTGAGTTGCTCCACAAGCTGCGAGTGCAATTCCGAGACGCGGGCGTTTGTGTCCGCGAGCTTCTTTGCTCCTTCCGCGTTTTTCGCGCGCAATGCTTCCAGCTTTTTCCGCATGTCGTGCGTTTTCTTTTCGCCCTTGGACATTTGCGAGACTGGCTTTTGCTTTCCGTCCGCGCCCGCGCCCATTTCTTCAGCCTTTCCGCCTCCGCCTCCGCCTTCGCCAAACTTGCCATCATCGGCGCGGGGGTGTTTCGATTCGTCAAACGCCAGTGCCGCCGTAGCGTTCGCAGGAGCCTCGCCTTGCGGTTTGTTTGCATCGGGCGCGGGTTCCGGTTGCTGCGCTGGGTTTGCCGTGTCCTGCGCGATGTTCAGGTCTGCCACGGTGGGCTTGTATCCGCGCCGCACAAGCTCCCGGTTCGCATCCTGCGTTGCCATTTCGATGGCGATGGCTTCCTGCGTGCCGCGCGCAAGCACGTCCTCGAACGTGCCGTCGCCGTTCTTGGCGATGATAGCCGTGCGCGTCGTGAGGCCCGCGCGCATGGCTTCCACGTCGCTTTTGTCGTCCCTAAAGGCATCTGCCGTTGGCAGCGAAGGCCAGTGCCAATGCCCGTTGAGCACGCCAGCGCGAGCGGGTAGCTTTTTGCGCGCGATGCCGTCCATCAAGAAAAGGTAGGCCATCTTTTCCAAGCGCGGCAGATACACGTCATTGCGAAGGCGCATGATTTCCCGCCCTGCGCGGCTCATGTCGAAGCGCGTAGGAGCGCCGCCGCCGTCGCGTGCGGAAATCAAAAACGCCTTCGGGAAGCCGAGCGAGAGGCATGTGCGCTCGTCGGAGTAGTCAAGCCCCTGCAAAAGCGCGGGGCCGGGCGCTTCCGACTTCATAAACTGATAGCTGTCGCCGTCGCTGAATTGGTATTTCACCACTGCACCGTCTGCCATCTTTTCCGTGTAGGTGATAGTGCCGTCCGAGTTCGTGGTCGTCTCGTAGTCGAGCGGGTCTGGCGAGCCGCTGGCGTTGCTGGCAATGGCTGCAATCTTCGACTGAATCGCCATGCTATCCATCCCGCTTTGCCAGATTTTATTCCGCTTCTGGATGCTCTGGATTGCAGGCGCAAACTTGGTGACTCCGCGATGCCCGTCGAACAGATTGTCCTGAAAATAAATGACGTTGCACGCCGGGACGATTTGCGGGTTGAGGTAGGTCTGATTGTATCCGCGCTCGTAAATCTTGAACGCTTCATTCATCCCGTTCGGCGCGAGGAAAATTCCGGCGATGTAGCGCACGCTCGGCGCGGGAGGTTGCACGAATGCCTCGGCACCGTAGCTGGCAGGATTCACGAAGCGGTAAAGCTCGCCAATTTGATCGGCGCATCGCACGATGAATCGAAGCTGAGTCTCGTCATCATACCGCTCCAGAATCGAATCGCCCCGCACCGGCATTTCAACGTGGGCCGCGCACGAAAAAGCGGAGAGCGCGGACTGGTTAATGCCGCCGCGCTTCATCACTTCCCGCATGTATTGGTTCACTTCGCTGTCGAGTGCCGGGTCGCCGGTCTGTGCAAGGTAGCCAATCGGCTGGCAGTATTGTTTGAGGGAATAGCAAACGGAAACCCAGTCCGAGTTTTTCACTAAGTCCTCGGCCTGCCACATGAGTGTGACGCGCTGCTGTTGCGCGTATGCCGAGTTTGGATTAGTGCCGATGCGATTCGACATCATCCGCGTCTTGTCGGGCATCGCGCCGTCATAGCTCGCCATCGAAGCGAGCGCGAGTCCGCTGCGCTTTGACCGCTCAAGTGTTGCCGTGTGTTTCTGGTATCGGTTGCGCTTGCTCATTTGTATCCGCTTAAATCCATGTTCACTTTTTTCGTTGTCACAATGCCCGCCCGAAAATCCATTTCAGCGTTAATCTCATGCAACCTCAGCTTGGCATCCGTGATCGCCTTTGTGCCGCTCTTTGCGCCGCCTCCAACGGACTGCCAGCACTCCTCCAGTTCCGCCTTGGCTTTCGCAAACGCAGCCGCCAAATCGGGCGTGGAATAATGGCGGTAAAGGCGTTGCGGAGATGGCATGGTTTGCTGTGTATTTACACGGGCGCGGGAGGCGTGTCAATCTCGGATTCTTTGCCGAGCGGGAAGAAGCCGCTGCGAATCGCAATGACGAGTGCCATCACCTCCAAATCCCAATAGTGATCCTCGCGGATTTTCTTCCACACGATTTTCTTCACCGTCGCCGTTTTCTTGTCCGGTTCGATCAACGGCATGAAGCCCGGCATGTTTTTCACGTAGCACTCCGGCATATCGCTGGCAATGCCGAAATAGCGGCCCGAAGTGCCCGTAATGAGCGCGTAGAGGTATCCATAAAGCTCTGGATTGTGCGACGTAATGCAATACGCCCAGCCCTCCGGCAAACGCCCCGCCTTGACCTTGCGTGCGCTTTTTGGCAGTGCCTCGCCGACAACGCCGGATTGCGGTTCCGGCTGCGAATACGGCATTGGATGGGTGACGCTCATCGCGTCCGCGCCGATGCCCTGCTTGATTGCGTGGAACTGCTGGAGGTCGCTCCCCTTGAACGCATACCAGCCGAATTGCCCGCACTCGCGAAACGTGCGGCGGGGTTCGTGTCCGCTGTCAATTATGACGTGCGAATTTGTGCCCGGCTTGCCTTCGCTCACGCCAAACTCAGCGGCCATTTCGTGCAACTGCGCCGCCGTGTCTATTCGCCGGTAGCACACGCGGCGCGAGTTGCCCTGCCGATCCCATTCCGTAACGAGCGCGTGCCGGTGCGCGGGTTCGCCTGCCTTGCCCGCCTGCGGGTCGCAGGATAGGACACGCAATGTCTCACCCCCCGGCTGCCACACGTCGCCGAGGCGGTAGTCACGATTGCCCTTGGCGTCGCCAAAGTCTGGCAGGCGCGGCACGTAGATTTTGCAGAGCCTTTTCTTTTCGTAGTCCTCCCACGGCTTCAAGTTGCCGAGCTTCGCGGCTTCCATCGCGCTGTTGCTCTCAATGAGCATTTCCCGCCATGAAATCCAGTGCGCGGCGAACACACTCCAGCGGAAGCTCCGCGTCTCCGGTGGTGCCGTAGGATTCTGCGCGACGTAATCGCCGTCCTTATTCAGTGCGTAACGGTCGCGCGCGGTGTCGTTTGAAATATGGTCGCAATGTGGACACATAAAAACGACGCTATCGCGCATCGAATCGAAACCAAAAACTTTCACGCCGTTGTAATGTTTCCCGGAATCTTCGCCCCATAGCGGCCACACTAGCCGCTCGCATTTCGGGCAGCGGAAGTTCCATTCGTCTTGCTGTCCTGCGAGGTAAAACGTCGCAACCTCGCGCCCTTCATCCGGCGCGGTCGTGATATGCGTTCCCTGCCTATCCCATCGCCCGCCCATTCGCTTTTCAAATTCGATGAGCCGCCCGTCTGGGTAGCTTTCCAGATGGCTCTCATCCGTTTGGCAGTATCGCACCTGCACAGACTGCGCGGAGCTAATGCCGGGGCCGGTGATTTGCAGGAACTTCGTGCGGAAAAGCACAAGGTCGTTGGTCATCGCGTATTTGTCGCGAGATAGCAGCCGCATGGCGTCGGGGTTGGAACGTATCCATTCCTTGCCGCGCGTCTTTGCCCACGTAGCGGCGTCGTCATCGGTCTGGCAGACAATCATCTGGTCGCCCACGTCGCACACGATGCGCTTCAGATTGATAATTTGCCCGGCGACGGTGCCCATGCAGCTTGACGCTTTGAAAATGACTAGCCGCTTGCATGAAATGTCATCCGCCGCCTCAAAGGGCTTTCTGAGAAAAGGATAGTATTCATCGCGAAACGGCCCGGTGATTGGGCTCGATTTGTCGAATCGGACGTGCGCGCGGGCGAAGTCGAGCGTTTTCATGCGATTAAATTTGCGCGCCGATGCTCAAAGCATTCTCGTCCGCTGTATTGAGTCGGGAATGCTCGCGTTAACTTGTCGAGCTTTGCACAATGGCCTTCAAAGTATTTCCCCGCGCCAAGGTGCAGCGTGCCTCCTTTCGGGAAAAGAGCGGGGATTTTGTCCACAATCGCCCCCCGCTTGAAGTGCGCGCAGTCATTGCAGTCGGCGTCAATCGTCTGCATTTCGATGATGTCCTGCGGTGTCAATTTCGCGTCAAACGCGTGCCACTCTTTGGCCTCGTCCGCTGTCATTTCGCGGGGCTGCTGCGTGCTCCAATACCTTTTCATACGGCGGATTCCTCGCGTCGAATTGTGGCGGCGCTGTCCCACGATAGCAAGCGGTCAGACGGTTCCACGCCTTGCCACGGCTGCGCCTCAATCACATGCTCGCCGCTCGGCGCTACGCGCACCGTCTCCGTGATGATGCGTCGGAAAACGTTTCCATCAGGCCTGAGAAATAAGGCGTTGCGCTCGCGTGTGTAGGCATTCATACCGTCAACCACTTGGGAAGCACGCCGTCTGCCTTCGCGCTCGCCAGCGCCCCGTCCTTCGCGGCCCGCCAGTTGTCAGCGGATGCGCGGTGAAAAGCCTCTGGCGAGTCGCACAGCGCGGCGGATTGGGCATCGGCGATGATTCGCTGTTCGAGGGCGAGGTCAATCGTGATCTGATACTGAGCGAAAATCTCCTTGCACTCCTCCACTGATATTTTTTCGCCATCCTTCCGCTCGGTAGCGACGCCACGATCATACGCCAGCAGGATTTTGGCCGTCTTGCCGAAGTTGTCGCGCGCCGTGATTAGCTCGCACTCCACACGCGCGATTTGCTCGCGGTTGTCCTTCGTCTCCGCCGCATTCGGGCTGAGTTCGCCGAGCGCGCCGAGTCGTGCCTCCGCGTCGTCAATCTGCGCGGAGAATTTAGCGGCGTCCATCTGGAGCCGCTTGAGCACGGCTGGCGCGGCGAGTTCTTGCACGGCATCCTGCGCGGCATCGGGTTTGCGTTTAGCGGCCATGCTCTACGGTGCCACGTATTTGAACACGGGATAAGGGCGATAGCCGGAATGCACCTCGCGCTCGCCAGCGGGGACGCCCGTGCATTTGTAATACTCGCCGAGATACGCCTTCGTGCCCTTGGGGAGTCCGGTAATGACAATGTAGAACTGGTCGTCGAGCAAGTAGCTTTTCGAGCGCACTTTGACGGCGGCGATGAGGATGTCGCCGTTTTCCAGCTTGTCAACAATGGCACCCATGATGGTGCCGCGCGCCTCTGGCGGGTCGTTCAGGCCCGCTAGGGCTGGCATTAGGAGTGCGAGGAGGATGAGTAGTGGTTTCATAATTCGAGTAGGTGTTTGAGAAGTTTCGGCCCGCTGGTCGTGCCCTTGCGCGCCAGCCATGCGGCGTGCAGTTCCGGCGAGAGGCGCATACACAGCGCCACGGGGCGCGGCTTGCGCTTGCGGCCTGATCCGGGACGTTTGCCGCCGCGCGTCATTTTGCTTCCCCTGCGGCGATCATGGCGTCGGCCTGCTGGTATGCGAGCCGTGCAAGCTCGCGGTGCATCAACTCCTCCGCGCCGTTGGCGATGGTGTCCTCGCGACTCAGCAGCGCAGCCATTGCCAGCCCTGCGAAGTGCTGACGCAGGCTCATGCCGGGGCGTAACGCATAGCCAGATTCCCCTAGCGGCTTGTAGTTCTCGGGAAACGCTGACCCGCCGTTGTTGATTCGAGTGCTCATTTTGCGGTTGCCCTCTCGATGGCAGCGCGTGCGGCGTCGCAGATTTCTGCGCTATCACTGCCGGGAAGTGCGCCAGTCACGCCGCGAAGCTGGTCTTCGCATTCAATCAGCGCCGCGAGCAAATCAGGCGCGGCTGCGATGAGCCGGGCGTTGGCTTCTTTCGCGACCGAGAGCGCGTGAGTTCCAAAGCATCGCATGGTTGCGATGTTGTATCCGCCCTGTTGTCGAATGTCGCTGCCGTCAATCTCCCACGGCCCCGGTGTGTGCTGTGGAGTGCTCATTTGCAAATCAGCGCAACGTGCGCGGCGCGGGATGCGTCGAGGTATGCGCCAATCTTGGCGGACAGCGCGGAGTCGTGAATATCGGCGGCACCGCGCAGCGTGCAGAGCACCTCGCGGGCGGTGTAAAGTTCGCCGCTTTCGCTGCGGCGGGTCATGGCTTCAATGAGTTGGGCAAGGAGAATGGAATCGGATGGCATAGCGGGAGTGCGCGCGAGGGTGTAGGGCGAAGGCGCATCCTGTTCACGGATTGCGAAAAGAATCTCGCGCTGTTCGCGGGGTGTCATTGTGAGGTTCATGGCTGGAAGTGATGTGTTCATTTTGTCGGATGATTTTGGTTTGTCGCTCGGCGTGGTGCCTTGCGTTGGAGCCAAGCTAGTGCCGCCCTTGAAAGCGCGCAAGCATTTTTTCAAAGTATTTTCAGACCGTGCATAAAGTGCTGACTTGCGGGGCAGCTACGCAGCGCGATGAAACACCGCTTGCACGATTTCAGTGCGCTGCTACGGTGCCAGCCTGCCGGGAACATCCCCGCGACGCAGCAAGAACAAACCTTGGTGAAAACTGCGTCGCGCGCCCTTGCCTGATGGCGGGGCGGGCAGAATCCCCTTGCCAGCGTGCCATGCCGGTGCAATACTTCCAGCGTTGTCAATCATGGCAACGCGCCGATTTCTTCCGGTGAAACGACTTTTCTACGCCCCGCTTGTGCCGTGCTCATTCGAGCCGGGAGGAACGCAAGCGGGGCAACTTTTATCCATGAAATCATCCTGTATCCAACACCCCGCAAGCGAATCCCTGCTGATCATTCGGCAGTGGCAAATCGAGGCGACCGGAACCACTTGCGCCGCCGCCCTGCTGTCTTTTTTTGAGTATTGGCATGACGTAAAACTCGGAATGCGGGAGAAGGCGCGGCAAGCCAACGCGGTTGCGGTGAGTCACGGCGACAACGGAACCCAAGACGCGAGCCTTTACCAGTTCCACACCGCCGAGGAACTGCACTCCGGCATCATGGCGCTCTACAATAAACGGAGCATCCGCGAAGCGATTTTGAGGCTCACCGAGATGGGGTTTATCTCTGTGCATCGTAACCCAAACAGCCGCTACAAGTTCGACAACACGCGGCACTTTCTTTTCTACCCTGAAGCGGTGAACAAATGGCTCTCCCAAAGGACATGTGGCAAAAAGGACCGACGAGAGAACCAAAAGGCGCGACCATCGAACCAA